CAGCTCCTGTTCCTAAATCTACTTCGTTTAATCCATCGGCATCTATAAATACACCATCAGGCACTACTCTAGATATAACTTGTTGTAATTTAAGATGAACTATTTGTATTAAATCAGCAAACGTGATCATTCTTCTTACTAAAGATTCAATTACGCCCTTATACATTCTTGGAGCAGCTCCGATATAATTAGGTAAAGCATACTGAGAAGCTGACTTAGGTCTAACCATGTTCTTAGATAACTCCCACTTTAATACTTTTTGAGTACCCATCACCATGATACCTTCGTACCAGACATCTATTCTTTTTTCTAACTTCTCAAATCTTTCTTGTTCTTCTACTGGTGGATTGAAGTCATCATCTTTTCTAATTACCTTTTCACCACCATTATCCATATACTTTTTCTTATAAACCATTTTCTTTGTGGTCTTATAATTGTAGTATAATAAAGTGACTACATCTTTTTGAAACATACTATCCTGATAAGGTCTAATAATTCCATAGTAGTTATACCATAAAGATGACATTTGAGATATTTCCTCCATCTCTTCTAAACTGATATCTGGATTTATCTTAGCTAGCTCTGTTATTGGAACTTGTTTTACTTCTCCAAAATAAAAGCAATCATCAAAAGTAGGGCTTTCTGTATAGCTATAAACTAATGAAGCTGGATCTACGTATTCTATTGAAACACCTGAATTAGGTAGAAACTGGTGCTTTACAAATGAAGTGCCTAAAACCATTAGGTCATAGTTCATTTGCTTCTGTATCCTTTGTTTGTAATGGTTCTGTTCTAGTAATGTGTCTATAGCTTCTTCTTCAGCAATTTCAATCGCTGGCTTATAGTTCATTTGCATATATAGTGCTAACTCCTGCTCGCTTTCCGGTAGGTCTTGCTTAGGTGTATTAAACATATCTATACCGAACATAGCTTCTGTTGCCTCTAACATAGGTTTAGCAATCATATCTGCTTCTACAATTTCCTGAAACTTATGTTTTTTCTCAGCAGACATAGCGTCTTGAGCCACCGCTTTTACATCAAATAATCTATCAGCCATTCCATTAACTACAATGTCAACAAACTTAGGAATGATAGGAACTGGTGTCCAATCTAGATTTAAATAACTTAAGTCTCCATCTACAGATATCTCGTTTTTATATTTACCTATAGGTTGTTCTCCCCTAGCATATAGTCTTAATCTATGGAACTCTACCCACTGATCATAAAACCTGCAACTATTACCACTTCTCTTAAACCATTCATACTGTATTGATTCTCCTACTTGTCTACCGTATTCGATAGTTTCTTTTTCTGAGTCTGTTGCTGATTGATTTGGGAAGTTGGTTTGGTTAATTATAACTGATGGTTCTTTCATTTTTACTTTATAATAGTGCTCAATGTACCTTTATTACTATATCTTGCAAAGTTAATGCTTATTTTTGATTCTTTCTTGGGAACATGATACAAGTGTTTTTGATTAGCCATTATAGCTAGACCTGAACTTATTGTAGCATCATACTTAGTCCTGTTGTTTATATTAAATTTAGCCCAATCTTCTAGAGTTCTAGTGAAGTACATGGAACCCATTTCGTCTGGATCTCTATACACTGAATCTAAATCTAATCCTACATATTTCTCTATGTAAGACTCCACAGCTGCAGCATGAGCTTGTTTTACCGCTTCTGATGAGTTTGGTATCCCTCCAAGTTCTTTTTCTGTCTTAGAGAGCGTTGTTTTACTTTTGTCAGGTCTGTTTATAGAGAAGGCTCTGTAACCTCTGTTTTTAAAATGGTAAAGCAATCTAGGTTTATTATTCTCAATTAAAATAGGCATACCATAAAAAACACAAGCCATAAGCACATCTTCAAAAAATATCTCTGCAGTTTGTGGTCTAGCTACATATTCTAAAAAAAACTCATTGCTAGGAGCTTCATCCATATTAAACTTTGTTAATCCATGCAAAGCTCCATTTGATCCAATACCACCTACAGTCCCAGAAATATCATAACTATCGCATCCAAACGAACCTAAGTGTTCATTGCCAGGGTAAAACATATTAGACCTATTTATAACTCTGTTTTGTAGCTCAGGTTTTGGAGTCCAAGAAACTAAAAATCTTCCTTTTCTGTCCGGAACCCATATAACCTTGGTATCTTGTATTCCATCTTTCCAAACAAACTTTCCTTTAGTAATATACCTTTGTTTAATAAGAGAATCGTTGTAGTCTATTTGCTGATATATTTTAGTTAGATTAAACAAAGACTGTTTACTTTCATCTCTAAATGCATGTGATTCTGTTCTAGGAAACTGCCTGTAAAATTCATTAAGAGCATCTGCATCATTCTTTAAAGACTCTACCTCATTCTCCCAGTATTGAACAACACCTAAACTTATTTTTTCTTGATCTGTTCCTGTTATTGGTTTTTCAGGAGTGTCTAAAACAGCGTGTCCAAATTCATCTATGTATCCCTCAAAATTATACTCCATTGGAATAAATAATGAATACAACCCGGACTTAGTTTGACCATTAGCATTTCTACTAGTTACATCAGAATCACTATATAATTTTTTAAAGTTTTCACCACCTTTATCTAAAGCATTAGAAGTAGATCCCATCATACATTTCCCAACTATTTTACTACCTAATCTTAAACAGGTTTTAGTTACCCTCCAGTTATTTAATATATTTTCAGGCTTATCCCACTTACCACTTTCATCGTGTATTAATAATAGTAATTTTTCTCCATCATAAGAGTTGTCAGAAGTGTTCTTCCAATCTAATACAGTATCAAGCCCATCCATAACAAGCTCGTCTGTTTTACCCATGTTTTTTTTGGTTATTTTACTAGCTGGAACTCGGTATGCTAATTCTGTTTTAGGCTTGTCCATTCCATCCTGAATAGGCTTAAAAAAGAAAGGATAGTTATTAGATATAGGAACCACCTTGTCGGTAAACATTTTTTTAGCATCGCCTCCAGTTTTAGATAATATACCTACTCTAGCATCCCTAGTAATAGTTCCTTGGTTGACAGCTTCGCATGAACTCATAAACGAGAACCCTGAACGCCTGTTTTTTAAGTAACACATTCCAAAACTTCTTTTATCTAACTTACAAGCTTCCCAAAATAAATAAAATATTCTATTAGATTCTCTGAAATCTGGTTTACCTACATCTATCTTAGTCCAATTCAAATACATATAGTGAGTCCCTGTGACATAAGTAGATTCTCCGTTATTTGTAAACCAATATCCCTTTTCTCTTTTTTCAAACTCTTCCTCAATATAATCTACCCACTTTGACTTAAATGTATTGTCTCTTTTTTGCCAATCAAATATTGTTTTAATACCAGATAATTCTTTAGGTATGTCCTCTGCTTTCCATTTATTATATCTGCTATTTATTGTTTTTGGTTCTTTTGGTAATCCTATTTTTAGACCTTGCACATCATACACCTCTCCTAAAGTTCCATCTTTAGATATAATTACAATGTCATACTTTTCGTTGTATCCGTAATCCCAAGTCTTAGATTTGTTCTTATTGGTTATTACAGTTTTAGGTACAACTTCAGTTATAACTTTATGTAGTCTATTTTGATCTTTTTTCTGCAAATCCTTGATAAGCTTCTTTTTTTATTGTTCTCTCTTCTAGCATAGCTTGCTCTTCTTGTATTCTTTTAAGTATTTCAAAAGCATCAAATATGGCCAGCTTCTTAGTAGCTGCTGCGTTTTTTAATCTATCTGCAGCTAAATAATCTTCAGCATCGTACTTTATGATATCTTCCTTAGCTACTTTTATTAGCTCTTTAACAGCTATTTCTCCAGCTTGGATAATGTCTTCTTTTAATTTTTTTACACTTATATCAATACGCATATATCTTCTGTTTTCATTCGGTATAAAGTTTCGCCTTCTATCTTAAATTCGTATTCTGATTCAGGCAAGAAACAAACATCATCTCCTTCTAATATATCTAAAGATACCAATTCTTTGTTTCCATACTTTACTTTTCCTACTAATTGCTTATTTCTATCCACAGACAATATAACATCTTTTTCTTTTTCAGTTGGCTTAATAAAACAATAATCACCAACAGAGTTCCATTTATCTTTGCTTTTGTGTAAATATACTTGCTCTATATCTACTATATATAAATCATCTTTAAAATGGCATGGACCGCTTTTTTCTACACCTTTCATATCGTAGTATTTTCTAAAAACATTATGGTGCACTACTACAGTATCTCCTTTTTTAATGTCCTTATTAAAAGCCCAAAGAATAGGTATCTCTTCTACTATTGCAAATCTGTTGGTAGTAGTGTGATCTTCTTGAGAAGCACTTGTAATCAACTTACCGTCTCCATGCTTGCTTAAATTGTCATAGCGTTGACCTCCTTGAGGCTTCACTATAAAACAATAGGGAGATTTCATGTCAGTAGTTTACATTGTACTCCAAAGAAGTAGGCATAGCTATACTAAAACTTTTCCAAAGAAAAACCTCGCTCTTTTTATTTTCTATATATACTTGTATTTCACCATCTTTTGATTGTCTTATTACATGTATGGTGTAGGTTCTTAAAACCGGCTGTCCCACTATGTAGTTCATAGAAGACTTATAGTCTGATCCCACAGACACTTTTCTTATATATTCCATTTTATTATATTTTACTACACCACATTAAGCGATGTTACTAAGATAGCGAATCTACCGCTTCCTTGTGTTTTGCTTTAACTTCATCAGTCCACACAGTTTTAGCTATGTCGGCTACTTCACTATCCAAAGAGTTAATATCCATGTCTGGTGTTGCTACGCTTCTCTCGTTTGACCTAGAAATAACAGCTCCGTTTTCTTTTATAACTACTTCTTTTCTAATGTTTAAAATTTTATATTCTCCTACCACTTCAATAGCTGATATGGATGTTTCTTTTGTTATTGACATTTTGTTTTTTTTAAATTATTTAAGCTTTTCTGTAAACAAATGAACCTGATATAATATTGCCAGCTGTAACTGAATTTGAAGGATTTGGAAAGGCCAACCCAAAAGCTGTAGTTCCTGTAGTAGCTAGATAAGTTAAAAATATAGCTCTGCTAGTAGACGCAACAACTTTTCCAGTTATGATTTTTGTGGATGAACTTCCTACGTTTGCACTAGCGTTACTAGTTATTGTTACTGCAGAATTATTTTCTGCTGGCGCAAAAGGTAGTGTTAAAGCAAAAATAGCTGTTGTTGCGGTATTAGTAATATTTATAAAAAAGTCTCCTCTTACTATGTTTCCTATTACTGTATAATTTCCTGTAGAAGTTCCAAAAATAGCAGTAGGGCTGCCATTATCTACAATGTTTGCTGTCCAAGTTCCTTCTTCATAAGCATTTAAAGTAGTTGCTCCTGTAGCAGTAAACCGTACTCCATTATTAAATATAGTGTGGCTTGTGTTTTTAAATTGACTAACAGTAGACGATATACTCAATGCTTCACTTCCTGCTGAATATACACTAACAGTATCAGTTCCTCCACCCATGTCTCCCACTTGAAATGTATTTGATGGTAGGTCATAATTTAATCCTGTGTTTCCACCACCAGGTGCTGGATTAGCAGTATCAAAAAGCATTTGAGTTCCAGCAACTATAATATTTGGACTTACATCTGCTGTTGAAGCTGAACCACGAGATAATATCCCTGCACCAGTTGTTCCGCTTATAGTTACCAATGGTACATATTCAAATCCTGTAGCTAATGCATTAACTTTTAAACCCTCACCTGCACTACCTAAAGTTGTTAAACCTGTTCCTCCATTAGCAAAGCCCAAAGAACCACCTAAAGTAAATGTTCCTGTATTAACTATAGGGCTTACCGTATCGCTAGTAAATGTTAATCCTGTTGATGCCCCACTCATTCCTACACTAGTAACCGTTCCTGACCCTGGACTAAAAGCATTTAAATTAGCTATATCTTGAAGCGTAAATGTTTTAGTATTGTTATTATCACTGACATCTGTGCCAATTACATAATCAGTAGGTGATGCTGCAGCATTAGGGTATGAGGTAGTGTTACTTATTTTCGCCATTTTCTTTTTCTGTTATTTCTCCAGTTTTAATGTTTATGACAGAATCGAGTCCGTACTTTTCTATAAATTTATTTTCTAACTTATTAAAGTCTTCCTTTACATCATCAACCTCTTTTAGTAACATTGATTTCTGTAACTCTAATTCTCCCAATTGCATTTTATAACCCTGGAAGGTGCTTTGTAATTCTTGTAACTGACTTAATTCTTCAGCTTCTAATTTATTTTTTTTCATTTGATTTAATTTAATTGTAATATTGCAAAGATAATCATTTTCTACGTGTTGAAGAAGAACCATAAAAATATCCAAAAATCGAAAGTGTTATCCCTTCACAGATTCCAATCAGATGGATCCAAATCTCTTTATTGTGCTCCGGAACCTCTAAGTAAACAATTGCATATACTAAAAAGGCGAAACAAGACAACCCTACCAAACCCGTTAAATTAAACATAAAATCAAATCGGTTTGCCTTAGCTAATTCTATTTCTCTATTTCTAGCAGAATCTCTATCATCAACTTCTAGCTTATATAGTTCTGTTACTTGATCATGAAGTTGTGCTTTTTCTTCCGGTGTTAAATCAGGGTCTTTCGATATAATATTTTTTAATATTCCCATGCTTCCAGAGGATGGCAACACATCACCTATAATTCCTAATATCTTAGGAGCCTTTTCCCTTAATAGTTTACCTATCTTAGTATCTTTTAGTTTCTTTTTCATCCGCTACAGCTTTCACAATTTTCATCATCTATATTACATGTTCTTTCAGGAACCGGCTTGTCCTGTAACTTCTTTAACATTTTTTCAAATTCTGTCTCTTCTATCATCTTCCTAAAAATAATCCTTCTATAAATGTACCTATACCTGTAATAATAACAGCAATAGAAGTCCAAAACTTTTTCTCTAAGCCACGTATTCTTTTTTCGTGATCGTTCTTTTGAATTTTTATTTCTTCAAGCTGAGATTTCATTACAGCCTGACCCTGTAAAAGTTGGTTAATCTTCTCCTCCATATACCTTGTATTTTGTTTTTCCGCTTTTGTTTTTATAAGCCACTAATATTTGACCTCTTTGATCCCCATCAGTATCATAACTAACATGTACCCAAGAAGGATTCTCTTCATTTCCAAACTCCCATATTAACTGGTCAAAGTCTAGATTGTCTTTTATATAATGAAATACTTGTGAATTGTCAGGGGCATTGGCGTAATCCCTATCTATATCTATAGCTTCACCTTTGCAATGTTGAGAAGTAGCAACGTATTCTCCATCTACAACCTTGTGAGCGCCTCCAATAGCCTTGTTAAGGGACTTACTCCTGTATCCTGATGAAATGCTTATGGAAACTCCAAAATGATCTCTAATAGGTTGAAAAATCTTTTCTGCAAAAATCTTCATGTTTTCTATGTGCTCTGGAGTCGGACTATTGTCTATCCCTTTTCTAGATGCAGTTTGACTTTTTGTCATTTCCGAAAGAGACAAGTTCTTAGATAGTTTCATTTTTTAATTCTATTTTTAGCTGTAAAGATAATACGTTCTTCCATCTTGGCTATTTTAACTCTTAATTGAACGTTTTCTTCTATTAACTCATTTATTTTTAATTCTAATCCTTCAATTTTTTCCACCAACATTTCAATATGACTGTCCTCTTTCTTGGCATTGATATCAATTTTCTTTTTAATAATATTCCAAACTTCCTTAATTCCTAACGCAGAAATCAAAGTGATTAAAATAGGATCATCCATATTACTAACTTGTTTCACTTTTAATAATTGTACTATTCTGATTCTACTGGTTCTGACCAAGCATCAGTTGCCATTAAAACCAAAGCTTCTTCGTGAGTAAGCGTGCTAACCGGAACTAAAGATCCGTTTGTTATAAAACTTGGCTCTACCTGGTAGGATAATAACCCTTGAGTATTTGCTAAGTTTCTTCGCATTACTTGAGAAGTACTTTGATTAACTTGACTAAAGAAAACTTTGTCTGTATCAGTTAAATTTATTACTATATATGTTGTCATTTTTATTTGTTTATTAAGTTTTTTACTATAAAGGAGTTCCAGTCGAGCTCCATCCGAGTGTTTCTACTAGATAATCCCTAGCGTCACTAGCTTGAGTCCACGTTGCTGGAAATAAACTAGGGTAAAGCGAAGAATAATTAGTTGTTGTACTTCCATTGTCATCTGAGTTAACAGTTCTACTGCCTTGAAAGAAAAGACCAGATGTATTTCCTAAAGATAAATTTTCAGGGGGATTCTCTACACCGTATAGGTAAACAGCCCAACCAACCAACGTATCTGTGTAGTTGTCATCTGAAAACGCACCAGTAGAAGTAAAAATTTGATTAAGAGTAGTAGTACTCTCATTTAG